TATCGGGTGAATAGCTCAGCGGTAGAGCATCTCCTTTACACGGAGGCGGTCGGGGGTTCGATCCCCTCTTCACCCACCTACAACTTGGGAGCGTGGCGGAATCGGTAGACGCACCAGACTTAAAATCTGTTGGGCATTATGCCCGTGAGAGTTCAAGTCTCTCCGTTCCTATTATTAACATAAAAAACATGGATGATCTAAAAATTTACTGTCACACTCAAGAAGATCAGTCAATTATGTTTGACTTCTTGTTTGAAATCTATCGAAATAATATTGAGTATTGTACTTGGGAACCTGACGGTGATATTGAACAGGGTGGAGAGTCTGAAGGAACTTGGGGCATGTTTATTGATAACTTTCCTTATCCAGAATTGTGGGATAAGGTAGTTGAATTCCTTGAAAGCGAAGATTCTTGGGCATTAGAGGATGATGTAGAGATGGCACTGGGTGATGGAACTATTTCGTATCCACCACTCACTGAAGATTGAATCTTAATTGTAGGGAGTATCCATAAATACAATTAAACCAAGATGTTATGTCATACACAGTAAGCACAACACACTGTTGGTATAACGAAGGAAAAATAATTGTCAAAATGTATTTTTTGAATGACATTCCATTTACATTTGATGAGATGCCTGATGGTCATTTATATGATAGAGATCTTGTAGATGAAGCAAATAAAAATTTAAGTTACGAAATTGATGATGTATATAAAGGATCTAATTATTTGATAATGGAACAAGCACATCCTTGTTTTGATTCTATAGATATATTAAATCCTGAAGTTTTACCTGAAGATTTACAATGTTTTTATGAAGATGAGGAAGATTTGCTGGGATAAATAAAACATAGAAATGTTCCAGGAATCATAATAAGATGCCACTCAATAAACTTGATAACTTTATTAAGAACACAGAAGGTCGCATACTATATGTTAGCCCAGCAGATTTAGATTCGACTGACAGTATTGACAACACTGGTAATTCTCTTGCCAGACCTTTTAAAACGATTCAAAGAGCACTACTTGAATCGGCAAGATTTTCTTATGTAAAAGGAAATAATAATGATCATGTTGAGAGAACCACAATTCTTTTGATGCCTGGTGATCATGATATTGATAACAGACCAGGATTTAGACTTAGAAATACACAGATTGTTTCTCCTTCTGGAACAACATCGAGTGTGACTACTCTTGATTTAAATTTAAACACTAATTTTGACTTAACGCAAGAAAATAATATTCTTTATAAATTTAATAGTGTTAATGGTGGTGTTATTGTACCTAGAGGAACCTCTATTGTTGGTCTTGATTTAAGAAAGACTAAAATTAGACCTCTTTATGTTCCAAACCCAACAGATGATTCTTTAGAAGGAACTGCAATCTTTAGAATCACTGGCGCATGTTACTTCTGGCAGTTTTCATTATTTGATGGAAATGAAAACGGTTTGGTGTATACTGATAAACAAGATTTTACTTCTGGAAATAAATCTAAACCAATTTTCTCACACCACAAACTTACTTGCTTTGAATACGCTGATGGTGTAAATTTAGTATCTGACAGCACAGGGGATTATTCCCTGACAGATCTTGATATGTATTATGGAAAACTTTCTAATGCATATGGTTCTGGATCTGGAAGCCCAAATAGAAATATTGATGATAAGTATCCTGCAAAACCTAATGCATTTGCAAAGCAAAGACCAGAATTTGAAATCGTTGGAGCATTTGCATCCGATCCAGTTGATATTACTTCAATTCAGTCTGGATCTGGTGGAACCCCTAGCAATATAGTAACTGTAACCACCACAACAGATCACGGTTTATCTGAAGGAACTCCTATCAAAATCAATGGTGTTGTTCCTGCAGACTATAATATTTCGACAAAAGTTCAGAATGTTACGGATGCGAGAACTTTCACATATCTGCTCCCAGTATTCAGAACAAATCTAACTACTCCAGGAAATTCTTCTGGAGCAACCGTAACTATTGAGACGGATACTGTCTCTGGTGCATCTCCTTATATCTTTAACATCTCTCTCCGTTCTGTTTATGGAATGAACGGAATGCACGCTGACGGATCTAAGGCAGATGGATTCCGTTCAATGGTTGTTGCACAGTTTACTGGTGTTTCTCTCCAGAAAGATGACCGTGCATTTGTAAAATATAATAAGACTTCTAGATCTTATGACGGAGTTGCCTATTCGAAAGTTGAGGGTGCAAGTCTTTCAAATGGATCAAGTCAAACAGATCCCCAAAAAGTATATCACCTAGATTCTCAGGCAGTTTATAGAAGAGGATGGGAACAAACACACATTAAAATTAGTCAAAACGCAATCTTACAGATTGTTTCTGTTTTTGCCATTGGATATAACAAGCACTTTGTTTGTGAAAGTGGTGGTGATGCATCAATCACAAACTCTAACTCAAACTTTGGTCAGTTATCACTGATTTCTGATGGATTCCGAAAGGAAGCATTTGCCAAAGATAACAAAGCATTTATTACAAATATCTTCACGCCAAGATCAATTATATCTGAAGATGAACCAATTGACTGGTTGAACATTGATGTTGGTATTACCACCAATACAAGTTTAAATGCAAATGCAAGTTCTGATAGACTTTACCTTGCAGGATTTGAATCAGAAGATAATCCCCCACTGGTTCTGACGCAGGGGTATCGCATAGGTGCAAAGGTTGATGATAAATTATTTGTTACCATTAATAATTCTGATTATTCTGCAAATATTTTAATTCCAGGAACCACTGAAAGTTCCTATAAAGAAAAGACTGTAAATTCAGTAACTTCTAGTATGCTGGATTTGGGTGTCAACCACGGCATTCAAACTGGTGAAAAGATCGTCATCATCAGTGATAATGCAAACTATCCAGAAAATATAATTCCTCATGTTGTATATTATGCAATTGCACTTCCCTCACCAAATACCGAAAAGATAAAACTCGCATCAACAAAAACAGATGCTGATAACGGGCAGGCAATTACAATTTATGGTGGAACAAAGTTAAGAGTTCAAAGTAGAGTTACTGATAAGATTGCAGGAGAGATTGGTCACCCAGTTCAGTGGGATTCTACTCCGGGTCGTTGGTATGTAAATGTCAATTCCAGCAATACAATTTACTCACAATTGAATACTTTAGGTGCATCTGCATTTGAATCTGGGCAGACTGAACCTACCTTCTTTGTCAGAAATCCAGATCCAAGAAGTTTGGATGAAAAAATCTATAAGTTCAGGGTTGTAATTCCAAAAGAACTTACAAATGGAAAAACTCCTGAAGCAGGATTTATCATTCAAGAATCTAGCACGACAAATGCCAGAGATGTTAGTGACTTTACGCTAACAGACATTGATAGTACAGATTATGAGTTTGAAAGAAATCCAAGATTTATCTCAACTTGCACTCATAATAGTGGAGCAAATCCACAAGAGTCTACTGTAATTACCGAATTACCTCATAATTTAAATGTTGGTGATCATATCATTATCAGAAATGTAACTGACACAAGTAATGCCGCAGGTGCATTCAATTCTGGATACAACGGATCCTTCTCCATCAAATCCGTAAGTTCCAACAATATGGAATTTACATATGTCAACACCAATATCACAAAACCTGGTTCTGGTGGAACCAATGATACAAACACTAGAACATTATCTCTTCCAAGATACGAAAGGAATAATATTCAGAGTAATTTCTATGTTTATAGAAATGAAATTATTGATGAATACATTCAAGATCAGCAAGATGGTGTATATCACGTTTATGCACTTAGAGCAGATGTTGGAATCACAACTGAATTCACTGATTTAAAATACAGTCAAAATGTTACGGATCTTTATCCACAACTTGATAGAGATAATCCGAATGATTCTCCAACCAATGCAACCTCATATGCACTTTCGTCACCGATTGGTGATGTTCATACCAGTGATCTGAAAGGAAGTATTACAAGAGATACTGCTAATCATCTTATTGTTAAGTTAACTAAAAATTTAGTTGTAGATTCTGTTTTACCACTCTCTGGTGGAATATCAACAGTTTCCTTTGCAAGAAATCATGGTTTCAATGGCGTTATTGAAGGAACCTTAACTGCAGGAACTAGCGACAGAAATGCAGCAGGAACTTATTATAATGTAAAACTTCTGACTGGTGGACCTTCAGGATCATGGGATGGTGCAACGGCAAAAGTAACATTGACTGGATCAGCAGGATCTGGAGCAATCAGTGCCTTTGAAATTCAATCAACAGGATCTGGATATGCTTCTGGAAATACTCTGTATTTTGATACTACTACTATAGGTGGTTCGAATGATGCTTATATCACTCTTGCTGCTGGTGGAATCATTAGCAATGTTGGTGATGTCGTTCAGATTACGGGCATTTCCACAGTTGCAGATGCATACTATCGGATCAATACAATTCCTGACAAAGATTCAATCTCAATCGGTAGAACAACAGGAGATCCAAGTGTAATTGCTGGGCAAATTGTAATCAATACTGGCCCATCAATTCCAGTTAGCACAACATCATTTGCATCGGAGATAACAACATTTACATGTTCAGATCCACATGGTCTTGTGGCAGGCAACAAATTTAAAGTCATTGATACTAATTCAAATAATCTGGGAGACTTTATTGTTGCATCAAGAACATCAGCAACTGTTTTCACTGCAAAAACAACCACTGCACTTGGAGGAACTCCAACACACATTCTCAAGCACTTCCTCTCTGCCAACTCTGGAATATCTGATGCAAGTAATGAAAACATTGCATCAAGAGGAAATACTTTCTATGGTGGAGACGTTCTGAATACTACTGCTTCTGTAGGTATCACAACAACTCACATTCCAGTATCACATCCAAATGCTGGTATTTCGACAATGAGTAGATTCCCTCTGGGATCTTATATTCAGATTGAAGATGAGATTATGAGGGTTGCATCATCAACATTCTTTGGAACTAATAAACTTGTCGTCATTCGTGGGGCACTGGCAACACAAGTTAAGTCACATGATTCTGGGTCATTAGTTAAGAAGATTAATCCACTTCCAGTTGAATTCCGTAGACCTTCAATCATTCGTGCTTCTGGTCATACGTTTGAATACCTTGGATATGGCCCTGGTAACTATTCTACGGGTCTTCCACAAGTTCAGAACAGAACACTGACTGAAAAAGAAGAGTTCTTATCTCAGGCACAGGAAAGAAGTTCTGGTATTGTTGTTTACACTGGTATGAACAACAGAGGTGACTTCTATATTGGTAATACTAAGAAGTCATCTGCGACTGGTGAAGAGACATCATTTGATACTCCAATTCCAACAATTACTGGTGCGGATCCTGCAAGATTGAGTGCGATCTTTGATGAAGTTACGATCAAAGAAAGAATTGTTGTTGAGGGTGGAGATTCTCAGCAGATTCTATCACAGTTTGATGGCCCTGTTAATTTCAATAAAGAAATTAGAATTAAGGATAGTGCCACAGTATCTGGTGTCTTAAGACTTAAAAATACCACACAATCAAATAGCACTTCTAGTGGATCATTGGTTCTTAGTGGTGGTGTTGGTGTTGCTAAGAATGTGAACGTCGGAGGAAGTATGTTCCTCCCCGATGATAAGAAATTATCTTTTGGAAATAGTAATGATTTAGAAATTTTCCATGGTTTAGCTGGAAGTGGTGATCCTAATGGCGACAGCTATATTCGGGATGTTGGAAATGGAAATCTTTACATTGACTCTGTATCCGGAACTATCTTCCTTAGAACAGATGCAAGTCTTGGTAAGAGATCTATTACATGTAATGATACCGATGGCGTAAGACTTTTTTATAATGATGTAACCAGATTAACAACTACTGGAACTGGAGTTACAATTGGTGGAGAACTTCAGGTAACTGGAGACATTACTGCATTCTATACTTCTGATGAAAGACTGAAGGATAATGTAACCTCCATCGATGATCCTCTTGCGAAGGTTCTTTCTCTCGGTGGATATACATTTGACTGGAACGAGAATACTACTAAAGAAGGAAGTGAAACTGGTGTAATTGCACAAGAAGTTGAGTCTCTGGGTCTCCCAGGATTGGTCACAACAAGAGATAATGGATACTTGGCAGTTCATTATGAAAAACTTGTTCCTCTGCTTATAGAGGCAGTTAAGGAACTCTCTGGTAAAGTTGAGGCACTTGAACAGAGACTACAGGATAAATAACTTTAAAACTATAAGAGATGGCAAATTATAGTAAACCATTCAATTTTCGTAATGGTGTTCAGGTTGATAATGATAACTTTGTAGTAGATTCTGCAGGTCGAGTTGGAATTGGAACAACTCGACCACAAGAATTTTTAGATATTTACGGAAATTCTAGTGGTGCTCTTCGTGTTTATGGAGTAACGAAAACGATTGGATTCACGACGACTGATACTTTATATGCAGGTATTGCGACAGTCGGTGTTTTAACAACCACTGATCTTGTAAATACGGGAATTCTTACGACTGCACAACTTCAGGTTGGCAACTCTCCTGCGGTAAGTAATCTAATTGGATATGGATTTACTGCATGGATAACAACTGCAAGTAGCACTGGAATTCATACATTCGGACCTGTTGGAATTAAAACTGCT